AAAAGTACACCCTCATGACCATTGAGGACGCGTGCAAGGCCCAGGTGGCCTATGAGCAGGGCATGAAGGATGGCAGAGAACGCTACGAGGTCCACGTGGCCGGCTGGACCCTCACGCCTGGCGTGCAGCCGGGCATGATTTGGATCAGCGACGCAGGTGGCGAGGGCGGTGACTTTCACATCCACGAGCTGGCGGAGGTCATCGGCAAGTTTTACAAGGAGAAGTTCTGATGTTTGAAATTTTCCTACTGCTGCTACTGGGTGGCTTGGTGTTGGTACTGGCGGTGATGGTCGCCCTGCATCTTTTTAAGGAGTGAGGCCATGCCCTGCAATCACGAATGGCAAGAAGCCGGCACCAGCAAACGCCCCGATTGGGCCTGTTCCAAGTGCAAAGCCCTTTATAGTGTGCTCAACGCGCCGAAACAGGACCAAGTGTTGGCATGGTACGACCCCTCCAATGGAGCGGTTGACACCGACAAGCGTAGTTCGCGCTTTACAAAGGCGGTCCAGCTCTGGCCGCTGGGACGAATCTGATCACTTAATTTGGAGGAACACACATGAGACCCGCTGTCTTTTCAACAGAAAACCCACCTTACCCCATCGACTGCATGGAAACTAAGGAGTACATTAACGGCTTGCGCAGAAGGATTGAAGTGCAGAACGACTCCATGGAGCACCTGGCCTCCCAAGTGCACGTGCTTTTGGGAAAAATCGCACACCTGAACAGCGAAATTGAAGCCCTCTCCCTGGACCTGGGGATCAAGAACCAGGAAACCGGGCCGGGGTGGCAGGAAGTGCCTAAATGACACCGTCTCTCCAAGACATCGTCGAGGCCCTCGGGCCACGGCCCATGGTCCAGGTGGTGATCATGACGGCTGGCGGGCAAAAGTATGCGTTGATTGGGCCGGTTATGGCCTGTGCAGACGTGACAGAGATTGAGTTCGGGGAGCTGCTGCCGATGGAGGTGGCCGCCAAGATGCTGTCGGGGGAGCACCGACAATGGCTGGGGACGGACTTGCAATGAAAAAACCCGCCAGGGTTGAGCTGGCGGGTTTCGTGGGTTAAGCGGACAGTATGTCTAGATTGAACCAATGACCATGGTCCGAGGCCCATACAAAGGTGCCAGCAGATGATTGGGTAAAGGCATACTTGCCTTTCTTCTCATCAAACCAGACCGCCGGGTACGTCTTATAGTCAATCCCCAATTTGGCCAAGAGCCTGGTGGCTGCAGCCGCCCGGTCATGCCCTTGTTCAGGATGGCCGGGTTGGGGAGGGTCGAGTTCAATCCACACGCGGTTGCTCGCACACGTAGTAGTCGTGTTCATACTTTCTCACTTTCTAAATGTTAAAGAACAGTTGTCAACTTTTCCAGCTGACAATTAAATTATACTCTATAACATGTCAACTGTCAACCTGTCAAGTACTTATTTTCTAGGGGTTTACCCTTAGTTGGCTGTGGGTTTATACAGTTAAATGGGGCGAGGACCACGGACCGGGGGCAAATTACGTGTTTTAGTTAGACTTTTTTTGACTAACGATGTTTTTTTTATTTTTTTTGTGAGATTAGACGTAATAGATGTAATGGTGTAATAGTTGAATGAAATCAATAGGTTATGAGAACACGTTACATTACACATAGTCAATGGATGTAATTTACATAAAATGCGCGCGGACTGACTTTTTGAAAAAAATAAAACATACATTGGTCTAAAAAAGTCTATATAAAACCCTGAATTTGACCTTAAAAGGCCCTGTAGTTGCGTTGGATGTGGATTTGTTGCACAATGTAGGCATGAACATTGAAAAGAACATCCCCCTGCCCGGTGGCGTCGACCCCCGCGAACGCTATCCATTCCCCGATATGGCCATTGGCGACAGTTTTATGATTTTGGACGCCACATGGATCAAGAACTTGCGCAGCGCTGCCTACATGTACTCGCGTAGGCATCCCGGCACGCGTTTTACCTGTCGACGCCATGGCGAAGGCTGGCGCTTGTGGCGGGTGGCCTGATGCCCCGGAAAGGAACGTCTAAGGACGAGAAGTTTTTGGCCGGCAAAAGTTTAGGCGGAAGGCCTGCTGTTGTCGAGGCCAGGGTGACCGCACCGGTCAAGCCCCACAAACCGAAGGTCCTGACACCTCAGGAATGGAAGTTCGTCGAAGAGTTTTGTGCTGGCGATGGCCATGTGACCCTAAAAGAAGCGGTCGTGCGCGCTGGTTATGGCGAGGCCTGGGCAAAGAACAGAGCACGCGAGCTGACTGACCCGGAAAAGAATCCGCACATCGTGGCAGCGATCCAGGAGCGAAGGCGCGAGCTGGGCGAAAAGTACGGCACCACGTTTGAGCGGCACATGCGCGACCTGCAAGTCATTCGCGACCAGGCACTACAAGCTGGCGCGTATGGCGCGGCCGTCCAGGCTGAATACCGAAGGGGCCAGGCCCTGGGTTCGATTTACATCGACCGCAAAGAAATCCGCCACGGCACGATCGACAGCATGAGCAAAGAAGAGGTCGTGAAAAAGCTGGAAGAAATCAAACGCTTGTATGGCGGCAACGCTGGGCCGATCGTTGACGTGACGCCGAAGCAGATCGAGGAAGAACCTGAAGAGGAAGAAGACGATGGCAGCGAAACCGGAAGCGAACCTGTACAAGCGGTTGAAAGAAAACCTCCCAAACTGCCATTTCACCCGGATTGAATCCAGGGTCAACCTGGGCATTCCGGACTGCCTGATTGCATTCCCGCATGGCCTGTTTGTGATGGTCGAGCTGAAGGTGGTCAAACGTGGCCGCAAAGTCAATCTGTCCCCGCACCAGGTCGCCTTTCACGTTAAGCACGCCGACCTGCGCTGCCCGACTTACATCATGGTGCAATATCAACCGGCCGGAACGACGCACGCGAGCAAGTCCGAGCTGCTGCTGTTTTGTGGCGAGCAAGCAATCGACCTGGCGAACCTGGGCGTCGACACCCCTGCGCTGGCCCGGTGGCCATGGACCGGCGTGTCATGGCCTGAACTTAGAAAACATTTAGTTGAGTGTTGACTTGTATGTAAAAGTTGTGCTAGAGTTACAAACACCTGGATGTCCCAGGTACAAACAGAAAGAGAGAAATCATGAAGACATCAGAACTGACCGGTACTGCGCTTAATTGGGCCGTTGCAATTTGTGAGGGCTACAATCCCAAAGATTTTTGCCTTCACGATAAACATTTTAGGGACGAGGAGGATGTTTGGTTTTCCCCCTCAGATGATTGGGCGCAAGGTGGCCCGATCATTGAGCGGGAAAAAATAGAGCTTATTCCTAATGGCGAAGAATGGGACGCTATGCAAGCTGACCAACATATTCCCAACGAAGGCCCTACCCCTTTGATTGCCGCCATGCGGTGCTATGTCGCCGGCAAACTTGGCGATGATGTCGAGTTACCAATGGAGCTGACAAAATGAACCAAACCTTTTACTTGCGTTTTTACAATCACCCAGGAAACTATCACGACCGCTTTGTTTGGATCGTGCCCGACCGGGCCGCCCTGGACGCCGACATCATGAGCTACTTGGACGATATGCGAGGGTCGCGCCTGGAGGTCGTGCGCTTTTTGTGCAACACCTCGGATGAGCCCGCTGGTTTTGACCTTTGATCTATGCGAAGGCGGGACCGAAAACGCCTGGAAGAGGCGCGCCTACAGCAACAAAGAGCACCGCCGGACCCTGAACAAAAACAAGCACAGACCAACCGTTTATTGTGCCGGTTGCTGGGCTTTTATTTGTTCCATAAAATATTTGGTGGTGACAGTTGACAAGTTGATAAAAGTAGATTTAGAATGCAATCAGGCCGAGCACTTCGCGACGCCGTAACCCTAGAAAGAGAGAAAGAAAATGGACTTCAACACACTTATGCAAGCCCTTGTAAAAGACCTCGCCGAGCAGTTGCGCCCCATGGTGCGCGATATGGCCCGCTTCGAGATGACTGACATGGCGCCGCAGATACTGATCGCGACCGACGCCGACCTGGCCGACCTGGCCGGGCGCATTAGCCTGGCCGACCTGGCCGGGCACATTAGCCTGGCCGACCTGGCCGGGCACATCGACGTGTCGACCTTGGCGGGCGAGCTGACTGATGGCCAACTGAACGACATCGCCGGCGACATCGACCTAGAAGACTTGGCGAGCGAACTTGATCCCGAAAAAGTTATGGCTAATATTGACATGGATGAAGTGATCCGGGACTTTTTTATGAATAACACTTTTTCAATTCGCGCATAAGGGGGCCATCATGCAACGCGATACAAACACTAAATTTATTGTGCGCATGATGGACCAGGCCAGCACCGGCCCGCTCATGCAAGCTTTTATTTTGGAGGCCGTGCGCAATTACGCGGCCGAGATACTGGCTACCGAGACGCCGACAAAAACCGGTTTTATCTCATGGGCCGCTTGGCAAGCGTGCGCGGCCGAGGCCGACCAGGCGCTGGCCGACCGTCGGACCTGATACCTCCCGCCCGCTTTCTTACCCGGCCACCGTGCCGGGTTTTTTTTGCCCAGGGGGTTGACTTGTTGATTTGTTGCACTAAAATATTTTCAGGCCAGGCAGCCGCCCGGCCATCAGAAAGAAAGAAAGAAAGCGAGAAAATTATGTGCCTTACAAAGCTCCAGCGCGCCGCCTTAAAGCGGGTTTATTTCCGTGATAACCAGGGACTGACTTATTTGGCCTTTCGCCGTGGCGTGGTGCCCGGGCCTGATTGCATCCTGGTCAAGTGGTGCAATATGTGGCTAGGGATTGAGACCGACGGCTACACCCA